GACCGCTGTAATCCCAGCCAGCGGCCGAGGCGGATTGCGAGACGACCAGTGCAGCGCTACCGCAATGGCGGAACCACCACGAACGAACAGTTTTTTCAGGTTTTTCATAGACTTACTCCTTAAGCTCTTTTAATGAAGTCGAGTACGGCCTTGACGCCCAGGGCGCCGACAAGGACCGTCGCGACAAGACCGAACCCGACCGAGAACGCCTGGGCGAGTGCCTCGGTGTCCAACATCGACGGGTCGAACTGCTCCGGCACCTGGGTCAAGACCCACATGCCCGAACACAGGGGCGCCCCATCCGGCGCAATCGAGATGGAGCCATCGCAGGACAGGGCGGAAATCATCAGGAAGCCGCTTTGACCGGCTGAGCGGCCTGGAGATTGAGCGGAAGGCCATCGCCGGACAGCCAATAGTCGTAGCCAGCATTCCCCGCCCTGCTCGCCCAGGCCTGGACGAAGACCGGCATGGACACGACCTTGCCTTTCTGCTGGTTCCAGGCGTTGTTCAAGCCGCCTTCCATGTGTTTCTTCGAGAGACGGACGGCGATGATCTTCTGTTCGATCAACCCGAACTTGTTCGGCTGCTCGACCTGGAGCAGCACAGAGTGCTCGGTGATTTGGGTCTGGCCGTTCTGGCCGTTGATGGTGCGGGTTTCGGAGTAATAGCCCTGGCACAGGCCGATGAGAGCGAGCATATGGATTACCTCAGGGGTTCAACTTGTGGGCTTGTGCCCGGTTCACGAAATGCCCATGCGGGCGGCGTCACGCTCCGGCAGCGCCGGAACGTCTTGAAATCTCGGTTGATGCGCTGCCGGCGAACGGCCTCGGCGGCCTGTTCACGGACGACTCTGCGCATGACCAGGTCCAAGACCTGGCGCACCAAGTGCTCGTCATCGAGCAGGCGGGAAATGTCCTGCTCCAGGTCGAAACGAAGGTGCTGATGGGTCGCCTTATCCATCGCTGCGCACCCACACGCCCAGGGCGTGAATGAGGGTTGCGGCACCGGCGAGCAGCGCGAGGGCTTCGAGAGTCGGCGCGAGCATCACGCGGCCTCCACGGTCGGCTCGACGTACCAGTCGGGGCGCTGGGCGCTGAATCGACTTGCACGAACCGCAGCAACGGTACGACGTTGTTCGCCCGGTCAGCTTCGTGGAGCTTCTGCAGGGCGGCTTTCGACAGGCCGGCCTTGCAGATGTCGTTCACGTGCTTGTAGAAAGTCCGGCGCGCCATTGACTCCATCGTTTCCTGCCACCCGTAGTCCTTGAGGCTGCGGTACGTCCGGAACAGGTTCCGAGCGTGGCTATCGTTGGGCTTGCCCTTCCGGTCGTACTTCAGGTGTCGCTCAGTCAGTGCGGCCAGCACTTTTTCATCATCAATCACACGCATCTGGATACCCTCAAAGGCCGCGAAAAGATCCGCTGTAAACCGCTTGCCAACACTCCTGAATCAGGCAGCGCCCCTCTTCCTGGAGCCGCTGTTGGTAGGCGATCAGATCAACAAGCCGAGACGGGATGCCCCGGCGTTCCAGCCACCGGTGCATCACCGTGGCCTCCATGCGGAGCAGGTAGCGCACCCACTCCTGCAACCGTGGGTCAGACATGACCCGAACAGACCGAGCGGCCGACAGATCGGCCCGCCCTGCCCGCTTCAATTCGTCCAGTTGGGCCTGATACTCGGTGTGCTTGAGATACGCCTTCAGGCGCTTCAGGCGGGATTCTTTCGCGCCCCAGTAAGCGGACGTCTGGTAGTTGTCGCCGCGACTCTTGGTGTGGCCGTTACTGACGTTGGTCAGCGCCTGAATGACCTGGAGCGCCGTGCGTTCGTCCGGCAGCCTGCTGGAGTACGTGCAGTCCAGGGCGTAGACCTGCGTCGCTGACACATCGAGCTTGGCGAACAGGCCGGGATACGTGGCATGCAGCCACTTAAACATCACCTCGGCCCCCTTCTGGATACAGGTCGGACCGAACACGTTGTGCCCCTGGAGCAACTTCGCCGGGCTGGCTTTCAGCTCTACGCCGGGCATCAGACGCTTGCCCAGCGACTGGTGAAAACCTTGAACGCCAAAGGCGTGAAGCCCGTACTCAGTGACTCCCAGGCGTGCCGCAGGTAGTCAGCCTGTAGCTCTCCGCCCTCCCCTCGGCTGATCTGCCCCTGGAGCGGCACGCCCAGACTCTCCAGATCAACGACATGCACCGGGTCCGCACGCCCTTCCACCCCGAGCAGTTCGATGTGCTCGAGACGGAAAGGAACGAAGAGGTGCAACTTGTCGAGCATGGAAAACCTGTCAAGCCCCTACAAAAGAGCCATTAAGGTATCCCTAGTGATACTTACGAGTCAATACAGAACAGATACCATGAAGTATCCCTTTGGATTCTAACGATTCTGACGAGGCTTAAGCTCGCATGCACCGAAGACATACAAGCGACGATTCAATAATGAGCATCGCCGATAGCATAAAGAAAGCTAGAAAAATCAAAGGCTTGACGCAGGCTCAGGCGGCGGAGCTTTGTGGGATAAGCCTAGTCAGTTACAAGCGGTATGAGGGTGGCAAGAATGCACCCCGTGCGGATCAGTTAGTGAAGCTTGCTCAAGGGCTGCAAATCTCAAGCGACGAGATAGTCATGGAGTCTGAAGACCGGTCCGTATCTGAGGAGTTCCGCTCAATATTCAAGAGGATAGAGTCCCTACCAGAAGAGGACCGGGCACGAATCAAAATGGCACTAAAGGGCCTGCTGCTAGCCATCGATCACGAGAGGCTGGGCAACTGAAAGTGCATCCGTTGCACAAAAGTCCACCATTAGAGTAGGTGGACCCGGCTGCGCCGGGATCGCTCCCGGCCACCCCTCCGCAACACCCACCCATCAACACCAAGGGACGCTGTCCCTTGTCATCCCTGCCCTTCGCCAGGGGGTCAGAGGGCAGGGGGAGAAAAGCTTCCCCCTACCCTATGACCGGAGGCTGTTTCTGAGGGTGCAACGTCAAGTGTTCGCTTCGCCCGGCGCTCCGTTCGACGCGACAAGTCGCGACGAGCCGGTGCGGCGGCACCTGACAGGGATAGTTCGGAGGGATGGATAGCGGTACTGAATTCGCGTCCTGGACGAGCACCAGGACGCGCAAAAAGGTACCGAATTCACCGGCAGGCTCGACCAGGCCGGCGCAGATCTGGTCGCGACGAGGTACCAAATCAGCGCTGACGCAAGCCCGCACTGCGGCGCAGTTCGTTCAACATCTCTTCACCTGTCATGCGCGGCTTGCTCGATGCCGGAGCGGCGAGCAAATCGCCCTGAGCAGTCTTTTCCAGCAGCAGCGCAGCAGCCGAGCGAGCGCCCTCGATCACCTGGCTTGCCACTCGCAACCGCTCTTCCAACTCGGCAATCTGCCGGTCGCGATGCTCCAGCTTCAGCAGCAGCGGCAAGTACTCCTCAGCAGCACGCAGCACAGCCTTGGAGCCAGTATTCTGGCCAGTGCGGCTCTTCAGTCGCTCGGCCAAATCGTCGTCAAAGTCGGAAAGTTTGATCAGCATAGGAATCTCCTTTAGGTACCGATTTGCTCGCCCTGGTCGTGCTCGAGCTCGAAATAATGGTACCAAACGGAGAGTTAGGGTAAAAGCGAAAAGGTACCTTTTATCGCACCTGGTCGTCGCCGGCGCCGACGATTTCAGTACCAATCCACCTGAAGGCGAGGTAACAGAATTTCGACCAGGTGCGGATCCGCGATCGGCAAAATGGTACCAACCTAACGCCCTGCAGGATCTCGGCCGGCGCAGATCTACCCGCGACGAGGTACCAAAAAGTCGCCTCGCATAATGGGGATTACGTGTAAATCCAGCGCCTGGGCTGCGCATTGTCCAGGCGCTGGACTCGCCCCCTGGGCGGCTTCGCTAACGTAATCCCATCGTCATTATGCGAAGCCAGGGATACGAACCCCTGAGCCAAGAGGCTCACATCGCTCATAGCGTCCTAGGCATCCTGCTGCTGTCCGGCACGATGGTTACTCGTGTCGAGAACGCATCCCCCGGCGTCGGCGATGTCGCTGCGCGCCCTCGCTCAATCGCCGTCGCCGGGTCAACTGACGGACTGGTGATCAAGCCTCGCGTGCTGTTGCCGCTTGCATAAGTCGGCGGCATCCGCGTGTCGTCGAAATATCCGTTGTTCACCACGTCCATGCAGAACTCGAACGTCGTGTGCATCCGCGTGACCTGTTGCGTGTAGCACTGGCAGACCATCACCCGCCCATTGTACGTGCCCAGCGGAATCCGCCGCTCAGGAGCCTTGCCGATCAAGTTCGGGTCCGAGCTGGCCGCACACACCGGCCGAGGGAAATCCCTGGGCTTGTTCAAATCGTCATAGCGCGGCGCCGAGGCCACCAGATCGGGCACCCTGGGCGACATATCACCCAGGAACTCATCGGTCGATTTCGGGCCGCTGGAGGCCCTGGGGGCTGCCTGAACAGCATTCCCAGCACCCGGCAGAACCCCCGCTGACGCCTCTGCCGCTTGACTCCTCGCCAGAGCCGCTTCCTTTTCTTCGTTCCCTTGCTGCATCGCGGTCATGATCAGCCCGACGATCACGCCGATCGGGACCAGCATCAGCGCGATGATCAGCGGGATTTTCTTCATGTAGCTGGGCGTGATCGGCTTGTGCGTGTGCACCGTCGACGACTTGTAGACGCCGAAATACGCCTTATCCAGCGTGACTTTCTCTTCCTGCGCCTGCTTGAAGTTGCTGCGCCGCTCAGGGTTGTCGATGCAGAACTCGTACTCATGCCGGAAGATGCCTTTCTCCCGGCCATAGGGCCGAATGAAGTTGATGTGCTTGCCGACCAGCTTGCGCACGGGCGTGCACAGCAAGCTGGGGTGCTGAGTGATCAGGTGAATGTCCAGGCCCTGGTGCCGGTGCGTTTCGAAGCGCGTGACTTTCTCCGGGCGCGCCCTGGTGCCATCGTTGCCGAACACCCGTTGCGCTTCGTCGATCACGATCACCGAGCCGTCAGGCAGGTTGAACCATTCTTCGGGCGTCTCGAACTCGACCCACTTGGACTTGAGCCGATCCAGCTTCATGTCCGGGATGCCGTAGTAGTAGATCGTCCTGGGCGGCAGGTCCGGATTGTCCGGGTCCTTGTGCAGCCGCTTGGTCGGGTCGTCCGGGTCCGGCTGGTGTTCAATGTCGATTTCCCGAATCGCGTTCAGGGTCTTGCCAGCCCCTGGCAGGCCGGTGCGCAGATAGAGCATATCGGTCCCCTCCTCGCTTACTTCGGCCCGGTCCAGCGCATGCCGGACTTGCCGCCAGACTTGTCCATACCCCACAGCACGGCGCGGGCGATGTACGCGGAGAACAGGATGTTGATGCAAACGTCCACTTGCAGAAGCCCCAGGACCTGGAGCCACTGCGCAGGCACGCCGCCGAGACTGCTGAACACGTAGTCCTTGGCCTGATCCATCACCGCCTTGACGCCAACGAAGGCAACAGCGGTGAACCCCAAGCCGCGCAGCAGCTTCCAACCCAGCGGGATCAGCGACCAGCCGATGGCCCGCAGTAGTACCCCGATCAATGCCGGCATCAGTTCAACCCCCTCGCAATAATTTCAGCCGCGGCGCGCATGGCGAACGCGACCAGGAGATACCCGAACCACTGGAAGAACGCGCACAGATCGGACGACACGCTACTGAGCGACACCGTCTGAGTACTGCCGAACCAGGGGAACGAGAAGTCAGGAATGACCGGACAGGACTTGGAGAAGCGACCGCTGGTGTCGAGCAGCTTCGACAGGTCATGGGTGTTCTCGCCGGTGGCGGTGATGGGTTCGTACTCAGGCCCGGAAAACTCGCCGGCCAGCGTGTTTTTCAGGTCCTGAATCTTCTTGTCATCGACCGTGCGGAACTCTTCATCCGCGCAGCGGGCGGCCTTTTCCTGGCGAACGATGGCGCACTGGATTGCGTCGCCGTTGCACTGAATCGCAACCTTGCAGTCGCCGTCGCCGGAGATCGAGGAGCCGCTGCCGCATTTGTTCGGGTCCTTGGCCGGATCGCACTGCCCGTCTCCCCCGCCATCGCCACCGCCACCCGTGCCGCCGCCATCGCCATCACCACCGCCAGTTCCACCGTTTCCGTCTCCGCCGCCGGTACCACCGTCACCGCCGCCCGTTCCGCCATCACCGCCACCGCCTGTACCGCCGCCGCCATCGCCACCACCAGTACCACCGCCATCACCACCAGGGTCTTTCGGGTCGGTCGGGTCCGTGGGATCGGTCGGCGTCTTCACGCACGTGGTGCCGGACCAGCTGTAGCCCTTCGGACAGCCCGGGTCATTCGGGTCCGAAGGCGGGTCGGTCACCGGCGGTTGATTCGGTTCGCTGAGCGAAGGGCCGGTGCCGCCCAGGTTGCCGGAGTCTGCTGAACAGTTCTGGCCGTTGCTCTTGAGCGTGTAGTTGCAGAACCCCTCAGTTGTGGAGCCTGGAGTGCGATAACAGGATGTTGGCCGAGAACTATCCGCCTCATAGGCGCAGCCACTCAAACAGCCAGACGGCGGAGAACTAGGAACCGTGTTCTTCCCATTAATCACGATAATCGGATAGCTCGAACTACGAAATAAGTTAGGCGTACCAACTTCGCACTCCTTAGGCGGCTCCTTGCAAACTCCCGCAGCCGAATCATATTCAGCCCCTGGCTGGCACGAATCGCCTCTTCGAGAAATGACTCCAATATTTCCAGATTGCGCACTTCCAGACGCATTCGTGCCGCGCGCAAAGCAATCAAATACCGTGTCATTTCTTCGCACAGGCTCAACAGATTTGATCCAGTTAGTTGTCGGCTTGTAATAATCGAACACAACAGCGCACGCCGATGACGGTGAACCGTAGCTCCCCCCGGCGACAGCAGAAGGCGATGCCACAACCCAATAAAACTGTTCTGCATTAGCGCCCCGAGCAAAGAATAGCGATGGCAATAAGCACACCATAAAAAGCGATATCCTCAGGACTGATATACATTTCTTAATCCTCATTTATCCTTTCTCCGGGCAATAAAAAAGCCGGGGCGGAGTGACCGCCACCGGCTTGACTGAGGGTCGATTAGGTCCCTGCGCGCATGGCTTTCTTGGCAGCGCCAATCAGGGCCACCAAGCCGAACATGGCGCCGGTCACAGCTGCCGCCGCAGCCAGACCGCCCGCGATATAGGCCAGGGCCTTGGTAGTGTCGATATCGCCCTCAGCGGCCATCGAGAGGCCGGACGTCATCAGCAACGAGCCACCGATAACGGCTTCACGCTTGCCCAGGGAGAACAGTTGTTTCATCGGACTTACTCCTAGTGTGGAATTGATGTGCGCATCTTCTTAAACACCCAGACCGCGACAAACAACGTCAACAGCCCGCCGGTGATTTGAGCTTTCTGCGCAATTGTCATTGCAGGAGTCAAGAACTCCCGCATTTCCTGGACCGTAAAAGTCTTCATTTGACCCTGACAGATAGTTGAACCATCTTCCCTGGCCAGCCAAACACCGTCACAGCCCAAAAAATTCATGCTTATCCCCTACCCGTCCTTTTTCGCCGAAAAAGGCCGGGACCCTTAAGCGGCTTTCTCCTGGGCGGCTTGAAGTTTCAACGGCATGCCGTCACCTGATAGCCAATAATCGAATCCAGCGTTACCGGACTTACTCGCCCAGGCCTGGATAAATACCGGGACGGACACAGTTTTGCCCTTCTCCATCTTCCAGACATTATTAAGCCCGCCATCCATGTGCCGCTTCGAAATGCGGACTTGAATAACCTTGGTTTCCGGCATGCCGAACTTATTGGTTTGCTCAACCTGGACGAGCACCGAGTGTTCAACAATCTGCGAAGGACCGTTGGCGGTATTGACGTTGCGAGTATCGGAGTAATAGCCCTGGCACAGGCCGATGAGAGCGAGCATATGATTTACCTCAGGGGTTCAACTTGTGGGCTTGTGCCCGGTTCACGAAATGCCCATGCGGGCGGCGTCACGCTCCGGCCGCGCCGGAACGTCTTGAAGTCTCGGTTGATGCGCTGCCGGCGAACGGCCTCTGCGGCCTGTTCCTGGACGACTCGGCGCATGACCAGGTCCAGGACCTGGCGCACCAGGTGCTCGTCATCGAGCAGGCGGGAAATGTCCTGCTCCAGGTCGAAACGAAGGTGCTGATGGGTCGCCTTATCCATCGCTGCGCACCCACACGCCCAGGGCGTGAATGAGGGTTGCGGCACCGGCGAGCAGCGCGAGGGCTTCGAGAGTCGGCGCGAGCATCACGCGGCCTCCACGGTCGGCTCGACGTACCAGTCGGGGCGCTGGGCGCTGAAATCGACTTGCACGAACCGCAGCAGCGGTACGACGTTGTTCGCCCGGTCGGCTTCGTGGAGCTTCTGCAGGGCGGCTTTCGACAGGCCGGCCTCGCAGATTTCCTTGATGTGCCGGTAGAACGTCGGGCGAGACATGGAGTCCATCGTTTCCTGCCACCCGTAGTCCTTGAGACTGCGGTACGTCCGAAACAGGTTCCGAGCGTGGCTATCGTTGGGCTTGCCCTTCCGGTCGTACTTCAGGTGTCGCTCAGTCAGTGCGGCCAGCACTTTTTCATCATCAATCACACGCATCTGGATACCCTCAAAGGCCGCGAAAAGGTCCGCTGTAACCGCTTGCCAGCACTCCTGAATCAGGCAGCGCCCCTCTTTCTGGAGCCGCTGCTGGTAGGCGATCAGATCAACAAGCCGAGACGGGATGCCCCGGCGTTCCAGCCACCGGTGCATCACCGTGGCTTCCATGCGGAGCAGGTAGCGCACCCACTCCTGCAACCGTGGGTCAGACATGACCCGAGCAGACCGAGCGGCCGACAGATCGGCCCGCCCTGCCCGCTTCAATTCGTCCAACTGGGCCTGAAACTCGGTGTGTTTGAGATACGCCTTCAGGCGCTTCAGACGGGACTCTTTCGCTCCCCAGTAGGCGGACGTCTGGTAGTTGTCGCCGCGACTCTTGGTATGGCCGTTGCTGACGTTGGTCAGCGCCTGAATGACCTGGAGCGCCGTGCGTTCGTCCGGCAGTCGGCTGGAATACGTGCAGTCCAGGGCGTAGACCTGCGTCGCTGACACATCGAGCTTCGCGAAGAGGTCCGGGTAGCTTCCGGCTAGCCACTTGAACATCACCTCGGCCCCCTTCTCGATGCATGTTGGGCCGAACACGTTGTGTCCCTGGAGCAACTTCGCCGGGCTGGCCTTCAGCTCTACGCCGGGCATCAGGCGCTTGCCCAGGGACTGGTGAAACACCTTGAACGCCAAAGGCGTGAAGCCCGTACTCAGTGACTCCCAGGCGTGCCGCAGGTAGTCAGCCTGTAGCTCTCCGCCCTCCCCTCGGCTGATCTGCCCTTGCAGCGGCACGCCCAGGCTTTCCAGATCCACGACATGCACCGGATCCGCACGCCCTTCCACCCCGAGCAGTTCGATGTGCTCGAGGCGGAACGGAACGAAGAGGTGCAACTTGTCCAGCATGGGAAACCCGTCAAGGCCCGGATACTGATCGCAAAAGTACAACATGTGGTTTAAACAATGCAACCCGTATCTTGTCCCTTATAGTTCGCGATATGGGACCACCGAAAAAAGGGGGGATTACGATTGATTCACCGACTAGGCCAGCTGAGACACAACGAAATGACCGTTGCGCAGAACATCAGGAAAGCCAGAGAGGCCAAGGGTTTCACACAAGAAGAAGCTGCCGCCCGATGTGGCATTTCGCTATCAATGCTGAAGAAGTACGAGAGCGGGGCGAACCTTCCCACGGCGGACAAAATTGCGAACCTTGCAAGCGGGCTAGGTGTGTCCGCAGACGAGATAATTTTCGAGACAGATCAACGATCTGTACCCGCAGAATTGGTCGCTCTCTTCAAAGAAATAACCCGGCTCCCCGAGCAAGATCAGGCCGAGATAAGGCGTGCCCTGAAAGGTCACTTGATGATCCTTCACCAGCAGCACATGTAACCCCGGAAAGTCTCACCATGAGACAAAAGTCCACCATTAGAGATGGTGGACCCGGCTGCGCCGGGATCGCTCCCGGCCACCCCTCCGCAACACCCACAAAGGACTCCCATGAAACGGATTTTCCTTCTCCCCCTTCTCCCTCTCGCGCTGGGCGCAGCAACGGTCGACAAGACGCGAGCGATGGCCATGGCCGTGCGAGCGCAGGACGACCAGGAGGCACTGGAGTGGTGCAAGAAAGCCGCTCCTGACGACTATGAGTGGATCCTGGAACAGTGCATGCAGATCCGCGCCGACAGCATCAGCCAAGCCGATGACATGGTGGTCCAGGAGAAGCTGATGAAGCGCCTTAACGAGATCGAGCAGACCCTGACGCAGTATCCCGAGACTGAGCGCCGAAAACTCGCCCTGGAACAACTCCAGCGCGAAGCACAGACCCCGTAAACACCAAGGGCTCTGCCCTTGTCATCCCGCTCTTGCCGCCGAGGGCTCGGGAGGCAGGGGAGATAAAGCTTCCCCTCCCTCCCTTGCGGAGGCTGTTGGCCGAGGTAGGTTCAAGGGTTCGCTCCGCCCGGGACTCCGTTTGTCACCGCAAGCGCTGACAAGCCGGGGTCGCGGCCCTTGACCTGCCGGAACTCCGAGGGGCTGTCAGCTTTGCAGAAGATCGCCCTGGGCGACGTGATCAAGCAGCGAAGAGGCAGAAGCGCGGGCGTTGTCGATGATCTGCTGCTGGACGTTGCACCGGGTCTGCAACCTCGCCAGTTCGTCCATGGCTTGCTTGAGCTGATAGGTCAGCGACCCGTACCGCTCAGCGGCGAACCGATAGGCACCGGCAGCAGTGGTCGCACCGGTCTGTTCCTTGAGTTTCTCTACGAAGTCGGGGGATTCATCGGGGAGTTTGACAAGCATGGCGGCTCCTTTTGGTACCGTATTCTCGACCAGGTCGTGCTCGAGCTCGACAAAAATGGTACCACTGCCGCCGAAAAATGGTACCAATATTTTCGACCAGGTCGTTCTGCAGGATCCTCTGCCGGTACCAAAGTGGCCTCGCATAATGGGCATTACGTGTAAATGCTCGCCCGGCGCGGGGCGATTTTCCGGGCTTCGCATTCGGCCTGCGGCCGCCGCAGGTAACGTAACGCCGAGGTCATTATGCGAATGCATGGCATACTCAGTTGTGTTGCGTTGGCCTTACCTTCATGGCACGTTCAGTAGCAACAATCCATTCAGAAACAGGCAGCTTTAGCTGTTGTGAATCGCATGGCTCGTATTCGGCTTCGAGATCCCAGCGTCCCACCCGCTCTCATGGGCTGGCTGCTTGTCGTTGACCAAGGCTTGCCAAGATATTGGGCGACGGTATGGGTGGCGTTACATGGCGCCGCACTGCACGAGTCAACCTTATCGGCACATCTCTCGGTCATTGAGTCGATGTACCGCTCGGTACAGATCCAATTGAATGAAGATTGCCTAGATCGGTTGTGTAGTGGTCAACCCATCCCGGACAGTGGGTTGAGTTTTTCTTCGGCCACCGCAGGCGGTAGCCCGTCGTTGAATTGATGCGGCCTGATCCAGTTGTAGCGGTGCATCAGGTAATGACTGATGTCCCGTTGGGCCTCCTGCGCCGTCAGGTAACCCGTTGACGGGACCCACTCCGACTTCAGACTGCGGAACAGGCGCTCCATCGGCGAGTTATCCCAGCAATTCCCTCGGCGACTCATGCTCTGCTGCATCCGATAGCGCCAGAGCCGTTGCCGAAACAGGCGGCTGGCGTACTGGCTGCCCTGGTCTGAATGGAACAGCACCTGCTGTGGCTTGCCGCGCTGTTCGTAGGCCATGTCCAGGGCCTTGATCACCAGTTCGGCATCCGGCTTGGCCGAGAACGCCCAGCCGATCACCCGCCGGGTATGCAGATCCAGCACCGCGGCCAGGTAGTGCCAACGGCCTTGCGCCCAGACGTAGGTGATGTCGCCACACCACACCTGATTGGGATGCTCGGTCGCGAATTCGCGGTTCAGCCGATTCGGGATATCCGGCCGCTCAACCGTGGCCTGTTTGTAGGCGTGCGAGCCCGGTTGCTTGCTAACCAGGCCTAGCTCACGCATCAACCGACGCACTCGGAAACGGCCGATGGTCACGCCCTCTTCGCGCAGCATGCCCAGAATGCTGCGGCTGCCGGCCGAGCCCCGACTCTGGCTGAACAACTGGTTGACTTGGCTGCGTAGCGCCACGCGGCGAGCATCGACACGCCGCCGTCGAAGACGGTGGACGTAGTAGCAAGACCGCGCCACATCGAAAGCTGAACAGACCACTTCCACCGACTCCTGCTCACTCAACTGGTCTATCAGCGCGTACGATCGAGTTCGTCCGACATCAAGAGAGCGGTAGCCTTTTTTAATATCGCTTTCTCCCGCTCCAACCGGTTGATCCGGGCTTCCAGCTCCTGGATCTTTTGCTGCTCAGGCGTCAACGCCTTGCTCTTCGGGGTCACACCCTGGCGCTCCGCCTCGAGCTGCTTCACCCAACGGCGTAAGGCCGAATCCACCCCCCCCAGCGAACGGCAGGCGTCGATATGGCTGTAGCCTTGGTCCAACACCAGGGCCACGGCCTCTCGTTTGAACTCGGCGGAAAACGTACGTCGTTGCTTGCTCATCAGACACCTCTCTCACGGCGAGGATTTTCGCCTAAATCGGTGTCCGGGATCAGTAGACCACTACATTTTCCACCTTGTGCGTCCACAAGCGTCACTGAGAGCACAGCGAGTGGAGTCCGTTCCGAATCGCAGGCGTGCTGTTATCCATTCAAAAAGGTGCATAGACGAGACGCCAGCATACAATGATCTTTCAGCTCGCATTCCCATACGACGTGAACCCGCCACCCAAGCTCGGCCAAGCGAGCTTGGTTCTGTGAGTCTCGCTGACGGTTGCGCTCGATCTTAAAATGCCAGTATTCTCCATTGGTCTTTGGCTTACGGGCTCCTCGGGGGCAGCTGTGACCGTGCCAAAAACAGCCATGGACGAACACGACCTTACGGCGACCAATGAATACCAAGTCAGGCTTACCAGGAAGGTCTTGCCGATGCAGCCTATAGCGATAGCCGAGAGCGGATACGATTCGTCTTACGGCGAGCTCGGGGGCCGTGTCCTCCGACTTTATGCTCCTCATAATCTCCGAACGATCCACTCCCGTCCTCCTGCGTCTTACAATACCTGCGCTTGTCCCTCATGCCTGTATTGTAGCTTGTGCTCGCGCATTATTGATTTAGCGGCAAATATTATATGAATGACGCTTTAAAGTTTTATGAGTTCTTTGCAGGTGGTGGAATGGCGCGCGCCGGCCTAGGTGGCGATTGGGACTGTTTGTTCGCTAATGACTTGGATCGTATTAAGGCGTCCACTTATATTGAAAACTGGGGTGACGCCCATTTTGATAACCGCGATGTTAGAGACGTAAAGACATCGGACCTTAAGGGGATTGGGGATTTGGCTTGGGCGTCATTTCCATGTCAAGACTTATCTGTGGCAGGAAATGGCTTAGGAATTGGTAGCTCTGGTGGAAATGAGATCACAAGGTCTGGCGCACTTTGGCCTTTTCTTGATCTTATAGAGCAGCTCCGTTTAGAAAATCGACAGCCGCCACTATTGGTCTTGGAGAATGTAGTAGGCTTGCTTACGCTGGAAGGAGGTCGTGACTTTTCCGCCATCTGTGAGCGCCTCAGGGAAATGGGTTATTGCTACGGGGCAACGATAGTGGATGCCAAGCACTTTCTCCCTCAATCTCGTCCTCGAGTCTTTATCATTGCAATCCTAAAGGGAATTAATATCCCTACAAAATTATTTCGCGGGATGGCCAGTAGTCACTGGCATTCCCCTACATTGCTTCGCACTTATAGGGCTCTCCCCTCTCGCCTACATGAAGACTGGGTCTGGTGGGATTTAGGGGATCCTCCTGCTTTAAGAGAAGACGCACTTCACAGTTTCATTCAGCGCAAGAATGTGATCTGGAATACGCAAGAGGAAACTGATCGGTTAATTGGCATGATGGCGCCATCCCACCTTGCACGCCTCGACAAGGCAAAACTTTCAGGCAGATTAGCTATTGGCAGTCTTTACTTGCGAATGCGCAGAGAGGGCGGGGTTAATAGGCAGCGAGCAGAAATAACTTTCTCACCATTGCTGGGTTGCTTACGAACTCCTCGAGGCGGCGCATCTCGACCCAGAATCATCACGATAGAAGGCGGCTCGGTTAAAACTCGTTTACTTACGTCTAATGAGGCGTCTAAGTTGATGGGGCTGGAGGATTCATTCTTATTGCCAAGCATATATCACCATGCATTTAAGGTAATAGGTGATGGAGTCGCAGTCCCTGTCGTTCGCTTTCTTGCTGAACGTCTACTTGAACCGCTTGCATGGGCAGCTCGGCTACAAAATAACCTTCAGGGTCAAACGGTGGTTATGGGATGA